TATTTGACAATTGCCAGCCTGACTAGCGCAATTTTGCCACAAATGAACTGGGTGCAATCCGCTGACACTGTGATTGTCGTGCATGAGGATTTGGAGCCAGTCAGGATTTTGCGCGGTGCAACAGACAGCGATTGGACGGCCAGCACAATCACGTTTAGCTTTGTGCCTAAATATGCCTTTGATATCGACACGCACATCCCGGCTTACAATATTACGCCGAGCGCAACATCAGGGAACATAACGCTAACCGCGTCTGGCGTCACGACCGACACCGGCACAGCGCAGGCTGGCGGCGCTAATACAATTACGCTAAAAGCGGCCACTAGCTACACAACAGACGATGCGCCTAATGGTATGTTTATTCAGATAACAGGTGGCACCGGCTCTGGTCAGGTGCGGCACGTTGAGGATTACGTTGCGGCGACCAAGGTGCTGACAGTGTTCCCGGCTTGGACGACCCAGCCCGATGCGACTAGCCAATATAATGTTCACGCTTTTGGCACAGCTATGGTTGATGAGTTTGTCGTGGCTTTGAATGGTTTTGGCCGTGCGCGTATTACTCAATATGTCAGCGCCACTGAGGTTAAGGCTTACGTTGAAATACCATTCTTTGACACCAGCACAATCAATGCCGGAGACTTTGAGACAGAACACGGTTACGAGGATGTGTGGTCATCGACACGCGGCTGGCCGCGCAGCGTCACATTTCACGAAGGTCGCTTATATTTTGGCGGCAGCAAGCAGCGCCCATCAACTATCTGGGGTTCGCGGGTTTCTGACTTTTTCAACTTTGATAAGGGCGAGAGCCTCGATGATGCGGCTGTTGAGGCGACGCTGGACACTGGCACATTTAACGCCATTGTTGATATTTACTCTGGGCGTCACTTGCAGATATTTACAACCGGCGCTGAGTTTTATGTGCCACAAACGCTAGACACGCCGATCACGCCAACAAATCTGATCGTCAAACAACAGACTGCATTTGGCGCAAAGGCCGGGCTAAGGTTGCAGAACGTGGACGGCTCAACGCTGTTTATTCAGCGGCAGGGCAAGGCGATCCAAGAGTTTATCTTTAGTGACGCGGTTCAGGCTTACACGTCATCAAAGATATCCTTGCTGTCATCGCATCTGTTAAAGACCCCAGAAGAAATGGCGGTGCGCGTCGCAACGTCAACTGATGAGGGCGACCGCCTGATGCTGGTAAATGGCGACGACGGCAGCATTGCCTGCTATACATTGCTACGCAGCCAGAACGTCATTGCGCCGTCAGAGTGGACAACCGATGGCGAGTTTATAAATATCGGCGTTGACGTTGATGATATTTATGTTGTGGTAAAACGTAACGTAAATACCGCCGATGTTTATTACGTTGAGATATTTGATGCTGATGTGTTGCTTGATTGCTCAATTGTTGGCGGTGCTGCGGCGTCAGTAAACATGACGCACCTAGAAGGCGAAACTGTTAAGATAATCCGCGACGGCATCATTGAGCCTGATCAGACTGTACCCGGCACACCATTCACAGTGACATTTGCCACAGCGGCCTCTACAAGCCATCAGGTTGGCCTTAACTTTACGCCAGAGGTAAAGACATTGCCGGTTGAGCCAAACCTGCCCAGCGGCTCCCTAAAGGGTTTTAAGAAGCGTATCTTTGAGGTAAACGCTGAATTGTTTGAGACGCAATCGCTGACAATTGATGGCAAGCTGATACCGTTCCGGCAGTTTGGCACAGGCGTATTTGGCAGCGCCGTGCCGGAGTACACAGGCATCAAGACATTGCACGGCATTTTAGGGTATACTTACGATGGGCAAATAACAATCGGCCAAGAGGTTCCACTAAAGATGACCCTGCTTGGTATTGATTACAAAATTAGTGTAGGGCAATAAGATGAGTGGATTATTTGCAGGCAACATAGCCAAGACCGAGGCAAAGGCGTTACTTAACCAAGCCGCTTATGCAAAGGTGCAGGCAAGGTCAGAGGTGCTTAAATACAAGCAGCAAGGCATTGCCGTTATGGATAATATTTTGGCAACGCAGGCAACCATCAACGCCCGCGCTGGCGCTGGCGGCATTGATCCATTTAGCGGCAGCGCAAGGGCGCTTGCTTTGTATGCCCAGAAAAAAGGCGCAACAGAAATTTATAATAGTCGAGATGGTGAAATTATTGCCTTTGGTGCTGGTGAGGCGCGGGCAATGCAGTACGGCTTGCAAGCAAAGGCAACCCTAAAACGCGCACAAGCTGAGACAGTTGGTGCAATATTTGATATTGCTACTATGGCAATTGGGTTTGGCGGTGCGCCAAAATCAACAGGCGGGTCTTATTTAACAAACGCCGATGATGTTCTGGGCGCTGGCGGGGGCTTGTAATGGCAGAGTTACCTAAATATCGCCCATTAGGGGTTTCGATACCATCTATCCCTGATGTTGATTTTGTGTCTGCTGGTCGTGCGCAGGGTGAGGTTTACCGCAGCATTGGCAAGAGCCTAGACAAAATGGTTAAGTATGCTTACGACAAAAAAGTAGCATCAACCAAGCGCGAGGCGGCAAAGTACGCATTTGAAAACCCGGTAACGGCAGAACAAATCCAAGACGCAATTTCGCAGGGTCGTGACATTGAAGAAATTGTTGGCGATCCAGATACGATATTTGGCGCGGTGACGACTGCGACTGCCGCCCAGCAGCTTACGACTGAGCTTGAAATTAGAGCCAACAAAAAAATAGCAGAATATAACGCTGCAATTAAGAGCAACGGCTTATACAGCAATGAGCAAATAACTGAAATGCGCCGTGATTTAACGTCAATGATTGACGCTCACAGCGAACTTATTGCTGGGGTCGATCCAGCCCAAGCCCTAAAATACAACGCTGCGGCAAATACAAGTGCATCAACCGTTTACAAGTCTGCTCTTGAAGCGCAAATGTCTATCAATAAAGCGGTTAAGATTGCTGCCGCTGATGAGTTTATGGAGACGCTACCAGAGCGAGCAAAAGACATTTTAACAAAAAAAGACGCTGACCTTGAGAGCCGTCTTGGTGAGTTGAGTGTTTTGGCGCGATCAGCCAATGACGTTGTGATCAGCACAGGCGATCTTGTTTATGCCAAGGCTCAATCTTCAGCAATTCAGAAAGTGATTACAGATGTTCAAGTTGGTGTCTTGACTGATCACGTTATCAATTTGCCGCAAGACAAAAGGCTCCGCGCTTTGCGTAGCGGCGATATGGGTGATTTGACGCCATTGTATAATATGTTGGATAGCAAACAGCAGGCTGAGTTTAGGTCAGGTGTGAGAGCAGAATTAGCTGCGCGTCAAACCACTGACGACCAAATTGAAAAAGATGGTCTGAAAATAAATAAAAAATCAGCAACAGTTCAAGCCTTGGCGTTTGCTGAAGCGCCTGAAGGTTCTCAAGAAGAGAGATTTGCCTTAGATGGTTTGGAGCAAATTGCGATTGACAGCAACGGCGACGCAATTAGCGCACAAGGTATATTGGCTCTAAAGAAAGCCAAAACCGCAGCGGCAGCAGAAGAGACGCCAAACTATGTTGCAGAGTTCCGCATCAAGCAAATGATTAACGCAGAGCAAATAACAACATTTGATGAATTGCAAACAGAAGCCGCCGCGCTTGGTGTTGGCCCAAAAGCAACCTTGGGTCTTGTTCCATATTTAGACAGCACAACAAAAGAAACACGCAGAGAGGTTGACCGCGAGGCAAAGGCACACGCAGCAATCGTGCCGGGTATGCTTAATGTTTCAAAGAAAAAAGCCGAGCGTCACAATCGTTTTGTCAATGCGGTAGAGAACAGGTTTGCTGACGATATGGATGCGTGGGGAAAAAACCCAGATCGGCGCTTGCAGGACAAGCCTGTGATAGCAAAAATAGCAAAAGAGTATCGCAAGGAATTGTTGCAAAGCGAACATCAAAAAAAGATTGACACAACTGTTGCTGGGCTGGCGAGCAAATATCCAAACTTAGATATTACAGAAAACTCAGAATATGATTATTTTGCCACTAATAGAGTTGCGCTTGGATTGTCCACTGATGATTTAAAAAACATAAAACGAAAGTTAGGGTTTATAGAGCAACAGGCTTTGCTTAGAGACGAGATAAAATAATGGATGAATTTGAAGAAATGCACGATCATCAAGGGGCCGCATTAGCGTTCCTTCAGACGTTTTCGCCGCAAGACCTTGCGCAGCCTGCGCCTGCTGATATGAGTATGCCGTCAGAAACAGATGCGCCTGCGCCGTCCAAGCCAAAATATACAGAAGATCAATTGAAGCTGATGCCTGAGTGGATTGAAACATCAAAGAAGATGTTTGAGGTTATGAATGATGGGCAGCGGTTCATTGGGTCTGACAAGCAAGCTGCATCGTATGGCCTTGATCTTATGTCTGAGTTCAACTGGAATATGGCTGGCCCCGCTGGCATCCCCGGTGAAAGCGGTATCAGCGTTCCCGGCTTTGGTGTGCAAGTTTACAACCTTATGTCAGAGAGCGCCGGGCCAGACGCGGCTAATGGCTTTTTAAATATGCTGGACATATACGCCGACACCAAAACAGAAGGCGCGACAATCAAACGCGCCTTTCGTGGTTTGGCGGCTGACCCGCTAACATACGCAACGCCGGTTGGCAGCTTGTATTCGCTTGGCGCAAAAGCTATGGCGCGTAAAACAGCAACGACCGGCCTGCGTAATATGTTGATGTCGACAGCAAAGGCTGCTGGCTTTGTCGGTGAAAAAGCTATGACTGCGCCGGGCAAGACAGGTATGGCTGCTGGCGCTGGCTATGGTATGGGCTTTGAAGGTGGCCTGATGGGCGTTGAGACAGCCGCCGGTGATCAGCCTACCTTGGCCGAGGCAGCAACCCGCTTGGCCGTTTCTGGCACTGTTGGGTCTGCTGTCGGTGGTACGCTTGGCAAGGCGCTTGTCGGTGGTGCAACTGAAGCTGCGCCAGCTATTGCGCGTGGCATTGATCAGGCCGGACAAGCCGCCGAGGCGCGTATGGCAGAGCGTGGGCCTATTACCGATCGCGTTATGTCTGGCGCTGATCCTATGGAAGTGATTGATCCGGCGTTGGCTGCGGCTGGTAAGTTGGTTAGGCCAACAAAAGAAAACCCAGTTACCGCTGTGCCGCCAACTGAGACCGAGCCGGGCATCATTGCGTTTCACGGTTCTGGCGCAGACTTTGACCAATTTAGCTTAGAAAAGATTGGCACTGGTGAGGGCGCACAGGCTTATGGTTATGGGCTGTATTTTACCGATAGCGAGGACATAGCTAAGTTTTATCGGGACACCATAAGCAGAAGGCAAGATGGCATACCGCAGTCTGTGCCGGATGCCCCAGAAAATATAGCTGGGGAACTTGCTTTAGATATAAACTTTAATAAAGGTGTGTTTGGCGATACTAAACAATTACAAATAAATTCTGCTGACCCTGATTATGATTTTTACATTCAAACGCTAGACGACAATGCAGTTGAAACAACGCAATCTGGCGCACTTAAAACTTTTGAGTTTAGAGACGGCAGTATTATAAGTCTCTTAAATGAGACTATGCCCGTATTCAACGGTAAAGCGTTAGATAGCGTTTACACAAGCGATATTCAAGATGTGTTTGGGGCAGAGATAGCAGATGTTGCGCAACGCGCTAAAGATATGGGCATCCCCGGAACTTTAGAGGAATTAACTGACGATGTTACGACAGTTTTGTCTCAATTGGGGCAAGGCCTTAGTAGCAAGCGCGATATGAGCGCGGCTGTAGAAAGTTTAGCGCCTAGTGGTCAGGGAGCGCCAAGTAGGTTTAAGACTATATACAATCACTTTATTGAGCCAAAATCTACAATAGAAACCACCTCAACAGTTACTGAACTAGGGGTTAAAAAAGGAAAAATGTACAAAGTTGGCCTTGAGCCAAAGCCAGAAGATATGCTGGATTATGATAAATCTTTGCGTGAACAACCAAAATTTGAAAAGGTTTTAGAACCTATCTATGCCGAATATGGTGTGGCAAAAACGGCTGACATTGGTACTTTGTTTGAAAGCATTAAAAACCAGCGCGGTATTATGCCAAAGGATTTGTCAAAACGGCTTTCTGACGCTGGTATCCCCGGCATTAAATATCGTGCCGCTGGATACAGAGGTTCTAACGTTAGTGACGCGGCCGCAAAACAAAACTATGTCATCTTTGACGATAAAGCGATCAAGATATTAGAGAAATATGGTATTGTTGGGCCTGTGGCTATCACAGCGTTAGGCGCAGCAAAACAGGAAGGCGCAGACAATGGCGATACCTAAAGACATGAACGAGCAGCCATCCATCTTGGATGAGCGGCCAACGACTACGCAGCCTGTGCCAGAGGAAGAGCTTGTTCAAGTCGCAGGGGTAACGTCAGCAATTTCGCGCAAAGCAACCAAGGGCATCCTTGAGCCGCTAACGGCCAAGGGTGCGCGTGTTTCGCCGGAAAGCAAAATAACAAGAACTCCAACGCTAAAGGAAAGCATTATTGATGCGCCGTTTGAGCCGTCATTTGAAATACCAAAAGCAGAGGTTCCACAGCCACAGCCAGTAAAGCCCGCGCCTGTTGATCAGGCCGAGGTCGACGCACGGCTTGCAGCTAGAGAGCAAGAGCTAGGCGCAGCGCGTGAGGTGCCTTCACCATCTAAGGCACAAAAAGCCGCTGGCCTTGTTAAAGGGCCAGTGAATACGCGCTTCTATGACAATGACGGCTTGGCGGCTACAGTGCAAGCAGCGGCCAAAGCTGCTGATGCTGGCGAGGTTGCCGCGTCAAAGCCAATGACAATCAAAGAAATTTATGATCGTGCAGAAAACGCTGGCATTCCAAAAGAGAATTTGGACTTGGTGTTTTCTGGTCAAGACATTAGCAGCAGCGTTGGGGGCAATGAACTTGCGCAGCGTATGGCTGGCCTGATGGTTTTGCACGACGTTAGCGCAGGCAAGGTTGATGATCTAATGCGTATGGCCGGGCGCGGCGAATTAGATGACGTTGGGAAACTGGAATTGCGTGAGGCGATGGCGCAGCACAATATGATCCTCGATCAACTATCAGGCGCAAAGACTGACGTTGCTAGAGCAATGAACGTGTTTAAGGGTGCGCGTGATCGCGGCGACAGCTTGAGCATTAAAGAGGTTCGTGATGCGCTTGACAATCTTGGCGGCGATGATCAGTTGCGGATGTTGGCAGAAACATACAACAACACCAACAGCCCGGCAGCCAGAAACGCTTTGTTAAAAAACAGCGTCAGCCGCAAGTCCTATGAGGCTATTGTCTATATGGCTCAATCGGTCATGCTGAACGACCCAACGACCCATATGTATAATGCCGCCGGTAACGCGCTAAATTTATTTATGGACGTTCCTGAGCGCGCCTTGTCTGTGCCGATTGGTATGTTGCGCCAGCGCCTCGCAAAAACATTTGGATATAAGACAGACCAAGATCGTTATTATGGGGCTGACCTTTATGCGCGGGTGTCAGGTTTTAGAAATGGTATGATTGACGGCTGGTCTATGATGGGCGCAAAACTGTTAGAGGGTGGTGCCGCCAAAGACGCACCGACAGACCCGCTGACGACAAAGTTTTGGGCTGGCGCAAATTACAAAATACCGTTTACAAAACAAATACGAGAGTTTCCTGATTTATCAGACAACGTGCTTGGCAAAGTTCTCAACAGTATGGGTCTGGTTTATTCTGTGCCGTTTCGCGCACTGGGCGCTGCCGATGAGTTTTTTGCTGGCACGGCGCAACGTATGCAATTGCACGAAGAGGCTGCACGGCTAGGCGGCAGAATTTACGACACAACATTACAAGAAATGATTGACGCAGGGGCAGAGCCAAAGACAGCAGCGGCGCAGGCTATGTCAATTGCACAACGTGCTGTGCAAAAATTGCTGACAGAGCGCCCGGCAGATATTGAGATGAGCATCAATGCGTGGCGCAAACAAGTCACGCTGCAAGATGATTTAAATAGAGAGGCACCATTCTCCGGCATTTATTCTGGTGCATCAAAGCTGATGAATAAATGGTATGTAAAGCCATTGGTGCCGTTCTCAAAGACGCTAACAAACATTGCAATTGAAAGCAGCGCAAGAGCTGGCCCACTTGCGTTTGTGTCGCCGCGCTTTTATAGCGAAATGCAAAAGGGTGGCAGAGGCAAAGACCTTGCTATCAGCCGATTAACTCTTGGCGGCAGTATGCTTTACGCTGGCTATCTTATGGCTGGTGACGGCACCACAACAGGCGCAGGCCCGGCTGACACAGACCAGCGCCGGGCTTTGCAGTCACGCGGCTGGCAGCCATTCTCTTTTGTTATTGGCAAGGATCAAATTACATCTCAGAACGTGCAGCAATTGCGTGACATTCTCGGCGCTGAAAACGTGACAGAAGGCACAGGCCAAGACTTTGAAGGCAATATCTATATTTCTATGAAGCGCCTTGAGCCTGCAAATATGCCGCTGCTTTTGGGCGCTGCATATGCTGACGCTATGCGCTATCACGAGTACGATGAAGATGGGTCATATGGGCAAGCTGTGTTTGATGCAAGTGTTGCTGCTATGGCTGAATATTCAACATCAATACCGGCGATGCAAACCTTTGCAAAGATAATGCGAATTGCCAACCAGCGTCAGACTGATGGCGGCGATAGGCTTGTTGCTATGTTTAATCAAATCTCGCAGCAATATGGCAGCTTCCTTATTTCTGGAACGCCTGTCCTTGGCTTTACAAACAGCACACTAACGTCACGCATTGAACGTGCAATAGACCCGGCTGTTAGCAATGTTGGCGTCGGCGAGGATTTCCCTGATGCCCTTGTTGGTTTGGGTGAGGCTTACAACAGGTGGCGCTCACGCATTCCAGTATATTCAAAGGATGTGCCTATCAAGCTAGATGATTATGGCGACCCTATTGGCATGACAAATGCGCCAGCTTGGCAGCCATTGTCTATGACGTTTGGTGAACATGATGAAACCAAAGAGTTTCTCGACGCAATCCATCACGCAATCCCACCGGCACAAAGAAAATTTGACGGCATCAAAATACCGCCAGAGATTGAGGCTCGGTATAAGACCCTTTACGCAAAAGAGATTGTCATTGATGGCATGACGATGAAAGAAAACATCAACGCCGCAATGAATGAAATGATGGATGATGCTGAGTTTTCTGGCACAGAGTTAGCTATTGGCGATATGCGTTCAATGGTCAATAACATTGTAGGCCAGTATCGCAAGATTGCGCAGATCAGAATGTTTGGCGCTAGGTCTGAAAATGAAGCTGACCCTCGCCTGTTTGAATATGCTCTGGTTCCAGAAGATTTGTCAGAGTATGGGCTTTTTGGTGAAGAAATAGAATTTCCAGAATTTGCGGAAAAGCTGGCAAAGCAAAAAAACAAGCGCCGTTTCCCCAAATTAACAGCGCCAGATAACGCAGAAAAACCGTCCTTATCAGGGATGATAAAATGATGTATAATCTCAGCAATCATATGAGGCACCAAAATGGCTGATTACAATATTAACGCAATTACACGCCGCGTCGTGTTCACCGGGTCAGCCGGGCTGGGGCCGTATGCGTTTTCGTTTGAGATTTTAGATCAAAACGATTTGGCCGTTTACTTTAACGCGACCAGCCTGACGATCACCACAGATTACACTGTGACGATCAACGCCAACGGCACTGGCAGCGTCAACATTGTCACTGGCAGCAGCGTACCGTCAACGCCGACAGCCTCAGATCAGATTGTTATTGTTGGGGCGCGTGACATTGAGCGCGTCACAGACTTTGTGACAGCCGGTGACTTGCTGGCGTCGAGCCTCAACGAGCAGCTTGACGCGCTGACAATCTTTGATCAGCAAGTGGCAGAGGAAAACAAACGCGGCCTACGCGCCCCGGTCTATGACCCTGCACTAGTTGAGGATGGCGGCGTTGTTGACATGACCCTGCCAGCCAAGGCTGACCGGGCGCTAAAGTTTCTAGCGTTTGACAGCGACGGCAACCCAATCGCCACAACTACGGCTGGCGATTTCAGAGGCAATTGGGCGGCGGGCGTTGACTATGCGGCTGGCGACTTGGTGGTTGATACAACTAATCAAGACATTTACCGCGTTAATACCATACACACATCAAGCGGTTCGCTGCCATTAAGCACAAACATAAACAGCGCAAACTATGATTTGTTTGTAAATATTTCGGCGGCGCAGACTGCGTTGATTGAGAGCGTGGCGGCTGATACTGCCACAGCATTGGCAATAGCACTAGGATAGTAAAATGGCTAACACCTTCAAACTCAAGACTAATGGGGCTATGCCAGCCAGTGCTGGTACGCCTGACACGCTTTATACAGTTCCGGCTGCGACAACCACGGTTATCATTGGCCTGACACTGGCAAACATCGACACAACATCAGTTACAGCCACAGTGCAAATTGTGTCTACAACCGTTGATGTTGAAACCAACGAGACAGTCAGCGTTATCAAAGACGTTCCTATCTTAGCTGGCGCATCATTAGAGTTAATGAGCGGCAACAAATATATCTTGCAGACTGGCGACATTGTTAAGATTGACTGTGGCACATCTGCTAAGATTGACGCGACATTGAGTATTATGGAGATAGCCTGATGCAGTATATTGGCAGGGATATTGTCTTAAATACTCTCAATGTTAGGGAGCCTTTGACACTTGACGGCAATGTGCCAATTTATCAGAACGCACAAAGCGTAAACGCTGATTATACAATTTCAGACAACACAAACGCTATGTCGGCAGGGCCAATCACTATAGCCAGCGGTGTGACTGTTACAGTCGGCACAGGCGAAACTTGGACGGTGGTGTGATATGAGTACAGTAAAAGTAGACACCTTAGTTGCCAGCGATGGCACCAGTCCTGTCACGCTGACTAAGCAGAGTGCGGCGAAGCATTATATTGCTTATGATGGCACTACTTTAGGTGTTGTGGACAGTATTAACACAACAAGTATAACAGATATTTCAAACGGAATTCATCGTTATAACTTTGTTAATAGTTTTGCGGCAGCAGCGGGATATACATCAGGTGGTGTTTCAGGTTTTAGTGGGGATAATAGTGCATATGCGTATGTAAACCAACCTCACAATAAAGCAGATTTATTAACAAGTAGCGCAGAGATGGTTTCTATATATTCGGGGTCAGGAGGGTCTGGCGCACAAGATTATAACTATACTTGTTCTACATCACACGGAGACCTAGCATGAGTGAGATAAAAGTAGACACCCTCACTGGCAAGACCTCCGCTGGTGACATCACAGTGACAAGTGAAGGCGGTGCGGCGACTATGCAGTTGCAGCAGGGTCTGGCGAAGGCTTGGATACAGCACAATGCAGGAACATCCATTACTAACAGCCTAAACTACGCCAGTCTTACGGATGTTGGCACAGGAAATTACCGCCCAAACTACACAAACAATATGGCAAACAATGACTACGCAGCCGCTGGTTTTGCTGGCAACGCAAGCACTAGCGTATGTTCCGGCAACGAAATGAATGTAGCATATGTAGATACATTTTATCGTGTGGGAAGCACAGGTTCTGTTGCGGATGTTTCAGAAGCGCAGTTTATGGTTTTAGGAGACCTCGCATAATGGCTGGAAAAATTATAGCAGATACGCTGGAACACAGCACCGCAGGGTCAATCGCTACGAACTATGTTGTGAATGGTAGTGCGAAGGCTTGGGTGAATTTTAATGGTACTGGGACTATTGCTTCTCGTGATTCGCTGAATGTGAGTGGATTGGTAGATAATGCTGGAGGAAACTACACCGTTTCTTACTCTAGCAATATGCAAAGTGCTGGATACGCTATTGCTAGTAGCGGGGGAGATAGTGGAAGTTATTTTGAGTGCTGGTTAGGCACCGCATACGGTCTTCCAACAACGTCCAATACTGGTTTGGGGACAGGATATGACACCCCAGCCGTTGCGGATTTAAGTGTTGTTACCAGTATGATTATGGGAGACCTTGCCTGATGAACACACCTGATTTCAAAGGCACTCACCTGTTTGACCGCCTATGCTGGGCAAAGGAAAACCTAGAGGGTGTGCAGTCAGACTATCGGGTTGTCTATGAAGACAGCGTTGATGAGTGCGCTAAGATACTTGTGCCTGACCCTAACTGGATGGCCTGTGCGCTTGCCGGAAACATTCTCCCTCCGGTGTGGGTCTACTGGGAACTGGCAAAGGACGAGGCGCAGCCTGACTTTAAGAAGCACACTCGTGGTTACTTGCTGCATGAGACTGAACCAATGCCAGCGATGACTGAAGAAGAAGCAATCGAATACCTAATTCAGAAGGATGTGCCACAACACGTTTGGCAGAATTGGGATACCGGCAACAAGCCGAAGATGGTAATATGCCGCAAGGAACAATTACCGCAGACTAGAGAATGGCGCAATTCTTGGCGCATATCTGATAAACTAAACTTAGCCGCTTAGGAGATTATAATGGCTGTTACAACTTACATCGTAGATAAGGACGGTAATCAGATTGACGCTTCAACTGCAACCGTTCCGGCTAACCGTGACTTTCGCGGTGCTTGGGTATTGTCAGGCAACGTGATTAGCGAGGACTTGACCAAGGCAAAGGAAATCTTTGCTGACAAAATCCGTGAAGCCCGCAAGCCTTTGCTTGAGGCATTGGACACAGACTATATGAAGGCACTGGAAACAAGCGCAGACACCACAGCAATCGTAGCAACAAAGCAAATCTTGCGTGACGCACCGACTGCCGGTGACAGTGCAACAACTATTGCTGAGTTAAAGGCTGCTTGGCCTGCAGCTTGTGGTGACAGCCCTTACGCATAGGTGACCTATGACCGAAGAAACCAAGACAACGGCTGACCTAGCTTTCGGCGGTATTACGATAGGCGCGTTCTTTGAGGCGTTGCCTGAGATTACTGCGCTGGTCGCGTTGTGTTGGTGGTTGCTGCGTATCTGGGAGACCGAGACCGTGAAGCGGTTGACTGGTCGACAGGACGATGTTTAAGGCTATTGTATTGGCCTGCTCTTTAAGCGCTCCACAAAATTGCATTGAGCTACATGACTTTCGCGGCCCTTGGCCGTCCTATGAGGCTTGCGTTGAGCGAGTGCATGAGATGGCACAGGACATTGGCGAACTGCCGGGCGACCTAATCGCCAAATCTTACAAGTGCCTGCCGCTGCGGAAAGGAATGTTGTCCTAATGGAGCCTATTACCACAGCCATAGCGGCAGTAACCGCCGCCTCAAATGCCATAGCCTTTATCAAGGCGCGGGTTAATGATGTGCAATCTGTGGCTGATCTTGGCGAGCAGATCGGCACACTGTTCTCGGCGCAAAAGAAACTGAACGAGGAACGAAACAAGCAAGCCGGGGTTGGCGACGTTAGCTTTAAGGGCAGTATCGACGCAGTGCTTGAGGCGAAGCGGCTCAACGAAGAGATGCAGCAAATCGCAACGATGATCAATATGCGCTGGCCTAAACCAGCGGATCAGCCGTCGACGTGGCAAGAGATTATCAACCACCACAATCAGGCTTTGCGCGAGCAGAAAGAGGCTCGCCTTGCGGCGGCCAAGGCTGCGGCCATCGCGCATGATGAGGCCATTGAAAACGTAAAAATAGGTCTGGCTATTTTCTTGTTGGTGCTAGTTGTGGTAGGTTTGTTTGTAACAATAATGGTGTCAACGGCGAAAGCTATCGGCCTTACATGAGCGAAACAACAACCGGGCTGATTGGCGAATACATCGCCGCTGCCGCAATATTAGGCCTTGGCTGGCGCGTCTCTATGGCACAGCAAGACCGAGTAGATTTGGTGGCGTGGAATGGGACGCATGACTTTATCAGAGTGCAGGCAAAGACTGCGAATTTATTGGGCAATAAAGATGGTCGATCTCCGCGTCACCATTTCCAATTGGGTCACGGTTGCAAAACAAAACATTTACCAAAGCCGAGTGATTACGATGTTCTGTGCCTTGTTTCCCCCAATGCCCGCCGGTGCTTGTTCATGTCGCACCCAATCTGCCAACGATCTATGCGCGTGTCCCCGACGCGGTTTACACTTGAAGCGGAGATTGATAGCTGGGCTAAAGCGGTTAATCACGTTTTGGAGATGAGGCGCTAATGGATATCGAAAAGCTACGCGATGAGCTAATTGCTGATGAGGGTATGAGGCTCGACATTTACAAATGCACGGCTGGCTATCTTACTGTTGGCGTCGGGCATCGCATCATTGAGGGCGACACAGAACACGGCAAGCCAGAGGGCTACACGATTACTGAGCGCCGGATGAAGCAGCTATTTGATCTGGACATCGCCATTGTGCGCGAGGATTGTCACAGGCTATATGAGGATTTCAGCGACTTGCCCGAAGAGGCACAGCGCATCATCGCTAACATGATGTTTAATATGGGCTTGCCAAGGATGCGGCTTTTTAAAGCTATGCGTCAGTGCGTCAATGACAGGGATTGGGCTGGGGCTGCGCTGGAGATGCTCGACAGCAAGTGGGCGCGTCAACTGCCCAATCGCTCGGAGCGTTTGGTTAAAAGGATGAGGGCTTTAGCAGATGGCAAAGAAGATTGAAAATGTACGTCTCGAACGGAAGCGGGTTCGCCGTCCCGGCGTACACAAGAAACGCATCAACAAAAGAAACAAACCAAAGGCGTATTGGGGATGAGCAAGGCGCTGTTAGAATACAAGATCATTCCGCGCTTGATGATCTTTACGATGACGGTGGTTTATGTGCGTTGCATTGAGTGGGCGCTATCCCAGCCAGACCTATCGACACAACAGGCCAGCCTGATTAGTGTGGTCACTGGTGCAATGACAGGATCACTGGCCGTGTTTCTAAACTCGGAGACAAAGAAATGATACAAGCATTGATAGGGCCAGTCACCGGCCTGCTGGATAAGTTCATTGAGGACAAGGATCAGAAGGCAAGGCTCGCGCATGAGGTTGCCACAATGGCACAGAACCACGCGCAAGAACTTGCCAAGGGTCAGCTAGAAATCAACAAAGCCGAAGCGCAACACCGCAGTATTTTTGTGGCGGGTTGGCGTCCTTTCGTTGGCTGGACGTGCGGCGTTGCCTTGGCTTGGCACTTTGTACTAGCGCCGTTTATCATCTTTGGCAGTGCCTATGCTGGTGTGCCTTTGCCTGACCTGCCGCAGTTTGATATGTCGAGCCTGCTGACTGTCCTGATGGGTATGCTTGGCCTTGGCGGTTTGCGCAGCTTTGAGAAAGTCAAAGGTCTAACAAAATAAAGGGGCGAAAGCCCCTTTACTCAACCACTCTGATCGTTCTGATCTTGCCGGGCGTGTGCGTTATTATGCCATCCTCTATCAGTTTGTCTAACTGAAACCTGACGGCGGTTCTTGATCGCCCCACAACATAGGCTATTTCGCTTACTGTCGGGCCGTAGCCGTTGTGGCGGTGGTAAGCAGCCACCGCGTCCACAACAGGCTTCCACGAGCTTTCCTTGCGCCTTGGGCCGTTCTGTTTAGCCATCAGTCAATCTCCTTTAGCGTTAGGGTTTTCTGCCGCATGACAGTCTCAGGCTTGGCAGGCACGACCTTCTCAGGCTGCGCCCGCATCTTGCGCGTAGGCCACTTAACTTGCACCCGGCGATTGCCCACTGACGCAAAGGCCGTGTCGTGGCTGCCCATCTTGTCCATAATAGCTGCCGTGGCAATGTCGATCTCACGCTCTGCCATCGCCTTGTTGGCCTTGGCCGTCATCAAATGGTCAACCCACATTGCGTCGTCGCCTTCTAGCTCTAGCGGTGGCGCGTCTGCGTCGACCCTGCCATATGCCGCCACCCCATCAGCGGGTGACACGACCGGGTACTTGTCCATATTTTTTCGGCGATTTTCAAAATCAATAACCGCCTCTCTAATGCGGTTTTGTATTGCCTCATCAGCCCGATAGACAAACAGACGCAGGGTTGTACTTTGATACAGCACGGCAATGCAGCCCCACTTGTATCCAGTACACATCATCTGACCTTGTAACTGGTATCTGCCACGGTGTGTCGCTGGTATTTCCTCTGGCCGGGCTGACGTTAGTTTGGCTTCAATGAGGCCAATGCCCTCAATGTCAATCGCCCCGCCTTGAGGCACATAAATACCTTTATCCCAGTTGGCTATGACTGAGCCTTTGCCAACGCCAGTGCCATCAAGGCTGGCCGCCAGCGGCAGGTGGTCGTGCTGGTATGGCACGGTGATGTCAGTCTCAACATTAGTCAAGCCCAAGCGCTCGGCAGCCTTTCGCAATATCATTGGCTCAAAGAAATCGCCAAGCTCCATTGGTTCGTTCTGAGGTATTTGCTTTGGTGGGTTGCCCTCGTCAATGCTGATCATTTCCTCAAGCAGTTCATTCTGCGTTTGCCACGGTGATGCGTTAAGCAATGCAGGCAACCGGCTGACGCTCAACTGATTATCCGGTGTAAGTTTTCCGACCATTATACTGTCTCCCATTTGTTGTGTTTTGCTAAATTGTCTCTTGCAAGGATCACCCGCAAGTTCCACGGCACATGAAGGCCGCAAATGTTTTTGCCTTTCAGTGGCACGACATGATCAACGTGATACGCCAAGCCGGTTACTCGGCTCATACAGTCGCGCTCTTTGTACTTAATGGCAATACAGCTTTGATCAACCCATTCGGGTGTAGCTGTTTTGAGCCGCTCATCACGTTCCGGGCGTTTCATAGCATTATAAAGGCTGATCCTTTCCCTATTGTTGTCTTTCCATCTTTTTGATAATGCTCTGCATTTTTGCAAATTGTTTTGATAGTATTCTTTGCGCCTTTGCAAAACATAATCGTGATTTTGTTCCTTCCATTTATTGGCTCGCTCTGTGCAAGCCTGCAAGTTTTCCCGATAATATTTTTTTGAGTATGCTTTGACCACATCAGGATTGTTTTTTCTCCAATTAGCGGCGCGCTGTGAAACCAAGTCAGGGTTGTTTTTCCTATATTCAGCTTCATATGCGAGGCGCTTGTCTCTGTGCTTTACCCGCATTCTTTTAGTTTTTGCTTTGCCGCACTCCAAACACTGTGCATCAACTGTGTGCCTCTCAACAACATGACCGTACTTGCAAGGCTTGCCGGTAAAGTACCGCACCAACCCCTGCGCTATTGCGTCTTTGCGCCTGATAATCTGCATCACCCCGCACCCCCTAGCTTAACCATCAAAGCCCACACGTTGTATTCGGTGGTGATGAAGTTAGTAAAAAACGTGATGGCAAACGCCGTCACAAACAACATTCCGATAGTGTCTTTAACCATTAGTTTGCTCCCATTAGATTGCGCACAGTGCTGGCGTACCATTGCCCGCCCAATGCTGTTGGAATGCCAGCTTCATTGAGCTTGGCGGCGATGGTGCGTAGTGAGGCACCAGCCTCACGCAGCACCGAGACGATAGGCATTGCCTGCTTGGCAACGACGTTAGTACGCGCAACGCGCTTGGCCGCTGACGCACGGCCAGCAGCGGCAGGGTTGGGCGAGCCGAGCTTGACGCCGCGAGCCTTGGCGGCAGCCAGTGCGGCCTTGGTGCGCTCGCTGATCTTGCGGCCTTCCCACTCGGCGAACACAGCGGCCATCTGCAAGAACGTGCGGTCGGCCTCTGGCATATCGGCGCAGACGATTGGCACGTTAGCCTCAAGCAGCCCGGTGATAAAGTGGACGTTACGCGCTAGGCGGTCGAGCTTGGCAATCAGCAGCGTCGCGCCAGTGCGCTTGGCCTCAGCCAGTGCGGCGGCAAGCTGTGGGCGCTGGGCTTTCTTGCCGCTCTCCACCTCGGTGTACTCGCCGATGATGTTGTAACCGGCGACTGCTGCGCGTTGCGCCTCAAGGCCAAGACCCGATTGGCCTTGGCGCTGAGTTGATACACGATAATAAGCGATGTACTGGGTCATTATGCCGCCGCCTTTTTGTCTGCGATTGCTGTCCAAGCTGCGTCAACATCGTCTGCCAGCTTTGACAAGTGGTACATAAGCTGCCACTTGGTGTAGCTTTTCTCTTTATTGCAAACATCACGCAACCACTTAGCGTGGTAGTTGTCGTTGCGACCATAAAGCATTTCGCAACCAGCGAAGAAAACGTCACCGTGACAAAAATCATCAAAGCTGGGCAACTTGGCAACTAAACCATTTGGGTTAAACAAGTGAAAGCACACGATCTCATTCTTGGTCATACCGTTGATGTGTGTTGCAGTGTCAAACACATACTCTGTAGTGAATTTAGCCATTTGTCGTCTCCCTTTGATTACTAGTGACTAATAACTATTTAATATTTATCACACTATGTTACAAGGGTTATAGGCAATATTTATTGAACAAAATCACAAACCATTGAAAAGGTTATATAAATGGCTGGGATAAAAAACCAAATGTTACGGCTCAGAAGCGACACAGTTGATAAGCTGCGGTTCGTTCTTGACATATCATCGCATCGCTCAATGTCTGCGCTGGCAGATGAACTGCTAGAGCAGGGGCTGGATCGGCGCATTGCGGCTCTAAGTGACAGCGACGTTGCCGCGCAAACGCTGCGCAGTTTGGCTCGCCGCGATGGTTAATAGCAGAAACAAGGGGATGGGCGGGGAACGCGAGATCATCGCAATCCTAACCGATGAGCTTGGCGGCGACGCTAATGGCCTGACGTTTCAGCGCGACATCAATCAATACAGGCAGTCTGATCTGGGCGACATCATTTGCAGCGACCCAGATTTTCCCTTTGTCATTGAGGTGAAACGCAAACGCGCCGGATATGGCATTGACCCAAACTGGTGGGATCAGGTTTGCGCTGCGGCTCTGGCTACAGAGAGTGGCAAGCTGCCCCTGCTGGTCTATCGCTATGATCGCCTGCCTTGGCGCTGGCGCTTCCCAGTCGCAGCTATCGTCGGGATGGATGGCTTCGAGCCAACAGGCGACATAGCCGAGCAGTATGATTGGCGTTACGCGGTCGAGTGCGACCAAATGACAGCGATGATGATTGTCAGGGAGCATCTGGCTGATGCTTAGGATGCTCGACCTATTCAGCGGCATTGGCGGCTTTAGTTACGCTGGCGAAAAGCTGGTGGGTGGCTATGAAACAGTTGCGTTCTGCGAGTATGATAAACACGCGCAGAAGGTCTTGCGAAAGCATTGGCCGAATACAGAAATTATTGATGATGTGAGGGAGCTGGCAAATGACGCAGATAGATTTAGAGGATTGGTTGACATCGTTGTCGGGGGATACCCGTGCCAGCCGTTCAGTTATTCCGGGGTCAGACGCGGCGATCAAGATTACAGACATCTCTGGCCAGCGATGCTTGCAGTTATCAAAAAGGTCAGACCGACTTGGGTCATTGGAGAAAATGTTGCTGGACACATCACTCTGGGCATCGACACGGTGTTATCTGACTTGGAAGCCACAGGTTACAGCGCAAGGACGTTTATTATTCCGGCTGTCGCCGCAGATGCACCACACAGGCGAGACAGATGTTGGATTGTTGCACACGCCGACAGCGACAGCAAATCAGATGGCTCCATTAATGGAAAAAAGCGGTTGGTGGGAGACACCACAAGCACACGATGCGAAAGTGGGCAAAAATGGTCGCGGTCTTGGGGCGAAATTTCAGGACAACAATGGTGGGAAGCTGAACCCTCAATTTGTAGAGTGGTTGATGGGTTATCCGGTCGGGTACACAGAATTAGACAGTTAGGCAATAGCATCGTGCCGCAGGTGGCGGCGCGTATATTGTGGGCAATTAAAGAGGCGCATAATGGCTAGGCCAATGTATGAAACCGAGGCCGACAGACGCAAAGAGCAGGCATTAGCCGACGCCTTTGCGGCTCACGGTTACGATTTCTACAAGCTGCCAATACAGTATCGCCTCGACTTTGTGGTGTTCAAAGACAACGAGGCCAAGGCATTTATTGAGGTGAAGCATCGCAATGTGCGGCTGTTGCAGTACGACACAGCGATGATTAGCCTGTCGAAAGTTATACAAGCGAGGACGCTGACGCAGCACACAGGCTTGCCAGCGTATCTGTTGAACGTGTATCAAGATTGTATCGCCCGGTTTGATTTCGCTGGCGATTATACATTGGGGAAGGGTGGCAGAAGCGACAGAGGCGATGCCCAAGACGCGGATATCTGCGCCTATTTCCCGATCCGAGCCGCAACGGTTGTGCGGTAGTTCTAAAGTTAAATGGAGAAAACGATGGCTTTAGGTTTTACAGAGACTACATCATCAGGCGGTGGGGATTTCCTGCCAATAATGAAATTCAGTGCAAAGGATGGCTCATTCGTGCGCCAAGACCGGCATCAGGGGGCAGACGGCCACTGGGAAAAGAGCGAAACCGAAATGGATTTGCCTTTTAAGGTGGTGATGGATATGGACGCAATCGAGGTTGGGTTTATCGCCTTCACAACGACTGGCCCAGACTTTCGCTTCGTCAAGGTTGGCGAGCCAATGCCGGTCAAGCCCTCTGATGAGCATAAGGAAGGCTTCCGCATCAGGATGTACAACAAAGAGATCGGCCTGCGCGAGATGAGCAGCAGCTCAAAGATCGTGCGCAATCAGATGAATGATTTGCACGATTCCTACTTGGCTGGTAAGGCCGACAACCCCGGCAAGGTGCCAGTGATTGAGATCACCGGCTCTGATCGCATCCAGATTGAAACTAAGGCTCAGGGAACGCAGACGTTCCGCTCGCCTAAATGGTCGATTGCTGGCTGGGTTGATCGCCCGGCTGGCTTAGATAAGGCAGAAGCTGCCCCAGAACCCGCCGCTGTAGCAGCCCCGATTGCTGCAACCCCTTCAGTAGTTGAGGGCGCTGATTTGTTTTAAGCGGCGGTAGTGACCGGCGGCGGGTTCCTCCCTTGACCGTCGCCGGTCACGCTTTCAAAGGGGCAAGGGATTGGGGTAATGAGATGACAAACATAGCAGCATACATAGAACAGGTGGCTCGGCACTATTGGGGTGAGCCGAACCCACGCCTGTCGAAAGGCACAGAACTGCGCTTTGGAAACAATGGCAGCAAGTCGGTTTGCCTGCGCAAGGGGGTTTGGACAGATTTTGAAACCGGCGAAAGCGGTGGCGTGGTGGCCTTGGTGAAGGCAAACGAGCCAGCAAGCATTAATGGCAACATCCCCGACGTGCTTGAGCGCAAGTTTGGCATCAGCAGGCAGCAGCAAAAAGCGCTGCCAGTCGTGCCGAGCCTCGCACGTTCTTACGATTATTATAATGCTGACGGCGTATTGGCCTATCAGGTGTTGCGCTTTGACAACCCAAAGACGTTTAGGCAGCGGCGCCCAGATGACCGGGGTGGCTGGATCAATAGCATCAAAGACATTGAAGCCCTGCCGTATAATCTTCCGGCAATAATCACCAACCCACAAGCGCCGGTGTTTATCGTCGAGGGCGAGAAATGCGCTGATGCTTTGATCGAGCTTGGCCTGATCGCCACGACAAACAGCGGCGGCTCAAAGAATTGGAAGCCGGAGCTTGCACAGTATTTCGAGGGCAGAAACGTCGTAGTGCTGCCCGATAACGATGAGGCTGGTCAGGCTCACGCAGACACAGTGATTGCTGCGCTGTACGGCACGGTGGGCAAGATCAAGCGCCTCGACCTGCCGAACCTGCCGCCAAAGGGCGACGTAGCTGATTGGCTGCAAGCTGGCGGTGACAAGGCGGCGTTGCTGGCCTTAGCCAAGCAAACGCCGGTGGTCGAGACAGCGCCAGAGCCGAAGCCTGACGTGTTTGAGACGTACAACCTTGATTACCTCAAAAATATGCCGCCGGTTGAGTGGCTGCTGGATGGCATCCTAACGCGCCACGGCTTTGCTGTATTGTACGGTGCGCCGGGCATTGGTAAGTCGTTCATGTCAATTGATTGGGCGCTGTCTGTTGCCTATGGGCGAGAGTGGCACGGCAGGCAAACAAAGCAGAATGCGGTGCTTTACCTTGCAGCAGAAGGCGTTGGTGGCCTTGGTAAGCGCATCAAGGCGTGGCAGGCACACTATGACCGTTATGGCGACGCGCCGTTCTACGTCTTGCCAATGGCTGTCAAGCTGCTTGACCAGCAAGAACTCGACAAGCTGATACGCACTATCGACAATTTCAAGCAAGAGTTTAGCCTGATTGTGATTGACACAGTGGCTCGGACACTAGCCAGCACCGGCTCAGATGAGAATGATGCGACGGCTATGGGGCAGTTTGGTGAGATGTGCGGCGTTATACAGCGCCACGCTGACTGCGCCGTCCTAGCCGTGCATCACTCTGGCAAGGACGCTGCGAGGGGGATGAGAGGCAGTAGTTCCCTGCAAGGTCTGAGCGATACTGTGCTGGAACTGTCGAGCAGCGAAGGCCGGGTAACACTGAAGATGCAAAAGCAAAAAGATGCAGAGCCAATAGCCGATGAGCAGTATGAGCTAACGCCGGTGGCTCTCATTGACGACAGCAGCGCGGTGCTATTGCCAGTCGAAATGGCCGACAAGAAACGCGGTGCGAAGCTGACGCCGGGTCAATTGCTGGCGTTTCAAGCGTTGCAGAATGGCCTCATTGATGCCGGTGTGCAGCAGATGTCGTTGGATCGCTGGAAGGATTTGCACAAGCAAAAATGCGACGATTTCACGTCCAGAAAGCGCTCAGATGACCGTGCGGCACTGCAATTGAAGGGCGTTGTGATTATTGATGGGGGGAAAGTGTGGATTAACAAAGAGTTAGGGGAGAATGTGAGATGAGAAAGGTTAAATCTCATAGCAATCTCATAGTGATCGGACTGATGACAGGATATGACGGAGATGAGATCCCCACTATAGGGGATCTCTTTCTCATAGTCCTCGGCATAGGGGAATAGGTAATGGCAAGAGTTAGAAAACCAAGCAAGCAACACTATGCGCCTAGTCAGGGTGCGATGAGGCGACAACAGGATGCGCTGCATCGGTATGATGATCGCGTCAGTGAGGTTGAACGCAAGTGGGGGGTGGATCGCTTGATCTGGGTAGTGGGCGGTAATCTGAGAGATCGCTTTGAGGCTCAGATGGATAAGCTCAATGCTGCGATAGATAGGATGGAAGATGTCGAGCATCAGGTTGACGTGACATTGCGCGGGGTGGCAGCGCTTGAGCAGGCGGCAATCGCTGCTGGTGTGCAGCCGCTAAAGGGCGAGTGGATTGAGGGCAAGATGCCCGATGGCCGTGTGTTGGCTATCGTGCCAAATGATTACGAGGTGAGCCGCGTCAAGCGCGACAACCGCGAGATGGTGGTTTACAGCGTTGACGAGATCGGCAGGTTGCTGGCAACGTGGGATGAGAGCAAGACAGTTGATGCTGTCAAGGCTGTGTTCCCCGGTGCTACTGTTGAAAAGGTAAAAACGAAACTTGAAAAGGAATTGAATGATGAAATCCCTTTCTAGAAAATGGTCAGTGATGCCATCGCGAGCCATCAATGATCGTGAGCTAAAGGAACGCGAGCTGCGGGTGCTAGGGGCGCTGTGCATCCACACTAACGCGGCTGGTGTGTGTTGGCCTAGTATGGAGACGTTATGCGCTGTGACAGGGCTTGCATCGCGCCAGAGCATTCACAATGCTATGAAGGTATTGAAGCGCAAGCGGTACGTCAGGCAGTTGCAGCCGAAGGACTACCAAGAGACAGCGACAGGCTGGAAGAGCAATAGGTATCAAGTGTTATGGGATGGAGATGAAGCGTTGCCAACATATGAAGAGGTAGACAGTGCCAAGCCGTTACAGTTGCGCGAGGATCAGGGCGACGACGACGTAAAAGAAATAGGGGGTCTGGGGGATTTACAATCACACTCTCACACGCACGACGACAGCGCCGCCAGACCGTTAGCAAACGCCTACATCCGCGCCGTTATGCGGGCGACAGGTCAGGTCAGGCTGTACGATAATGAGATAGCACACGCGAGGCGGCTGGCTAATGCTGGCTTCACCGCTGATGATGTCGAGGCTGCAACGCTCAACACCTGTGACAGAGCCATCGAGCGCCGGGCTGGTGTGCCATCGCTTTATGATGTGGCAGTGGGGATGGGGCTATGAAGTACACGGCAGCAAACGTTGGTTTGTCGGTGTACGGCGCGGGCGGCGACACACCCACCACACAGGAAAATCGACCCCTTGCCCCCCGCCCCTCCCATCTATCGATAGGGGGTGCCACACAAAATTTTCGCCCAAAACGCTGCACCGACTGCGACAACGGCTTCATCCGCGAGCCGGACGGCTATGGTTGCGTCCAATGGACATCGTGCTATTCTTGTGGGGGAACGGGAGAGGCCGATGATATATGAGGGCGATGGATCATTTGAGCGTAAGCTGGCGAACAGCCAATGTCCGCGCTGTCGCAGCTTGATCGAGTTACGGCGCGATGATAAGCATAAGCGCGAATATAAATGCACTGGCTGCAATTTGAAAATTATTGACGTAAAGGGAGAAAGCGAATGAGCTACAAATTTGGAAAAGTAAAATTGGTTGATGTTGACGCAGACAATGTAACGCTAAGTTTGGAATTAAACAGGCACGAATTGGATCTTTTATACGCATCTATTAAAAAAGATTTTAAGAACACTTGTCATGCTGTGATAAATGACAGGGCTGGCCCCAGCTTTTGTGCAGAACAGGGTATGCTTGTGCAAAAGATAGCTATGGCAACAGCAGAAATTCAAAGCATCATATCATCACAGGATTTATAAAAAAATGAACAGATATGAGTTACTCGACGCCGCCAAGGCCACTGTCGCCGACCGTGGCGAGGATTACGGCAGCATATGGGAAAATCACGAACGTATCGCCGTTATATGGACGGCACTGCTTGGCATACAGATTGAGCCGGAGCAGGTCGCTATGATGATGGTCGGCGTGAAGCTGGCTAGGCTGGCTGCGACGCCAGAACATCAGGATAGCTGGGTTGATATAGCCGGTTATGCCGCAACAGGATCGGAGTGTTTGAGTGTCAGACAAGCTAACGATTAGGCAGCAGCGGGCGGCGCTTGCGGCTGACGATGAGGGTCGCCGCGAGGCTGTGGTGCAAGAGTTAGAGGCGATTGGAGCCGGTGAGGCGACTGACGTTATCCAGTGGGATGATATGGGGCGGGTAACGCTGACGCCCAGCGATCAGTTGTCGGAGCGGGCGAAGCGCTCGATTAAGAAGGTCAAGGTCACGCCCAATCAGTTTGGCAATACGATTGAGGTTGAGATGCACGATAAATTGTCTGCCTTGAGGCTATTGGCGAAGCATCGCGGGTTGTTAGAGCCTAACAGTGACAGCCAGAAACCTAGTATGATTGGCATCAACATTACTGGGCCAACGACTAAGATTGTGGAGATTGACGGCGATGGCTGATGTAATCGACCTGAAGGAATATTTCAGCGTTAGGTTTTTTAAGCGAGATATATTGTGCGGCTATTGCTCCCGGCTGACTAGGGGTCGGGTGTATGATGGCGGCGAGGCTATTGTTTGCACTGAGTGCGGCGGGCCTATGCTTGAGTTAGAGAGCGACGATTTTAATGATAATATGACTATTATTTTTGACCCAGAGGCGTAGAATGGCGCGATCATCAAGAGCAACCGACAGATCACCCCGGCGTAGGAAAGAGCCTACCACTGACGCGCTTGCGGGTCTGAATTTGGATTTTTCTGAAAGCCCGACGGTATGGGATTTTTTAAACGACGACAGCTTTGTGCGTGGTCTGATGGGGCCAGTCGGCTCTGGCAAGACATTCGGTTCCTTAGCGGAAGTGATGTTGAGAGCGGTGAAACAGGAACCGTCGCCGATCGATGGGATCAGATATACTCGATTTGCAGTTATCAGGAACAGCTACCCAGAGTTACGCACGACCACGATTAAGACGTGGCAAGAGTTATTCCCTGAGAATGTTTGGGGGCCGATGCGCTGGTCGCCGCCGATCACCCATCACATCAAGCTGCCGCCGCGCGATGGCGCGGCTGGGCTTGATTGTGAGGTGATCTTTTTGGCGTTGGATCAACCGCGTGATGTGCGAAAGCTGTTGTCGCTTGAATTGACCGGCGGCTTTATTGACGAGGCTCGTGAACTCCCGAAAGCGGTGGTTGATGGGTTGACGTCGCGTGTCGGTCGTTACCCGACGCGGGCGAATGCGGGCTGCACTTGGCGCGGCGTGTGGATGAGTACAAACCCAATGGATAGCGATCACTGGTGGCACCAGTTAGCTGAGAAGAACCCCATTCGCGGAAAATATCCTTGGAAATTTTACAAGCAGCCCGGCGGTGTGGTTGAGGGTACGAAAGAACATGAGAACGCAATATTTGCGGCTGATAAATATTGGATCAATAACCCGAAGGCCGAGAATACGAATAATCTGCCGCCCGGCTATTACGAGCAGCAGTTAGCCGGTAAGAGCATTGACTGGATACAATGCTACGCTGGGGCGCAGTATGTGTTTGTGCAAGACGGCAAGCCTGTCTGGCATGAGTTTTCTGATAGCCTGATGTCGGCTGACGTGCGCATTGAGGAAGGCTGGCCGGTGCATATCGGGCTTGACTTTGGTTTGACCCCTGCGGCTGTCTTTGGGCAGAAGATGCAAAACGGGCGGTGGCACGTCGTGCATGAGCTTGTTGCGTTTGATATGGGCTTGGAAAGGTTTTGCCATCACTTGCTGGCTGACATACAGCAGCACTTTCCGAAATCCGACGTGCTGATCTGGGGTGATCCGGCGGGCGTCAAGCGTGACGAGATATTTGAGGTCACGGCGTTTGAGCATTTGCGCACGATGGGGCTTCACGCTAGGCCGACCAGCACCAACGACTTTATGGTGCGACGCGAGGCTGGGGCTATGCCGATGAATAGGCTGATCGACGGCAAGCCGGGGCTTTTGGTTAATCGCTCTTGCGCCAAGGTGCGTAAGTCGCTGGCTGGCGGGTATCATTTCAAGCGTATGGCCGTCGGGTCTGGACAAGAGAGGTTCCGCGATGTGCCGAATAAAAACCAGCACTCGCACGTCGGCGATGCGTTTGGCTATTTGATGCTTGGCGCTGGCGAGGTGCGGAACATCACGCGCAACAGCCAGTTCAGCAAGCAGTTCAGGCAGGCCACAGCCAATATGGATTTTAGCATATTCTGATGTGGCAGCGCGAAATAACGAACAATCGTCAGGTTCAGATCGTGCCGTTTCACTGGGCGCACCCCTACGCGATGGATTTGCGCGAGTTTGACAAGCGGGCGTTTGACAATATTCCGAATTATCAGGATATGCTAAAGGCGTTTCAAGCCGAGGGCGGCGCAATTACGGCTCTGTGGCGCGGCAAGATCATCGCCTGCTTGGGTTGCAATAATATGTGGCCGGGCGTCTCCGAGGCTTGGATGATAACATCTATAGAATTTCCCAATATATCTGTGACAGTAACTAGGGCAGCTATTAGATATTTCAATAAGATTGCTATAGAACATAAATTAAAAAGATTGCAAATCACTGTCGACGTGGAAAACGAGCTTGCGATGCGCTGGGCAAAGATGTTAAAATTCACGCCAGAAGGCGTCATGCGCAAATATGGTGCGGGCGGTATAGATCACATGATGTTCGCAAGGATTTACGAATGAGCAATCTTTTCAAACCTAAAATGCCAGCGATGCCTACGCCGGAGCAAGTCGCGCCAGAAGTGACTGCCGCACAGAAACGGCAAGAGGAACGCCTTGAGGCACAAGAGCAATTGCAGGCAAAGCAGCTTGCGGCGCGTCAACGCGCACGTCGTATGGGCGGCAGCCGTATGTTGTTGTCAAGCATTCGCGGCGGTACAGCCGAAGATCAATCAACATTAGGAACATAATTATGGGTTCAGCAAAAAAAATGTTTACAAAGCTCGCCAAATCAACAGGCATCATAAAAGAAAATAAATTTGCTCAAACTATGGTCAAAGCTGGCGCAGAGCTAGAGGCTGGTCGTGATCCGCAAGACAAACCGACTGATCCTGAGCAAACAAAGGCGCAAACTGGCGCAGCCGCAGCAAGAAAGAAACGCGGCGGCAGAGTAGGTCAGCGCGGTTTGCTTTATGCCAGCCGTTTAGGTGGCGGCGGCGCTGGACGCGGTGAAAATCAAGACACGCTTGGGTCAGCCTAGTGCCGCTGGCTAAAGGCAAATCCAAGAAAGCCGTCAGCAAAAATATATCTATGCTGCGGCGCGAAGGCAGGCCATTGAAGCAAGCTATCGCTATTGCAATGCAAGAGGCGGGAAAGGTGAAAAAGAATGGGTAAGAAAAAAGGCAAGGGTTACGGCAAGTAATGGAAAAGAAAAAAGAGGTTTGGGATAAAGACCGGCCAAAGGGCTTGGGCAAGCCGAAAGGTTTAAGCCCGGCACAGAAGCGCAAGGCTATGCGGGCGGCAGCAAAGGCTGGGCGTCCATACCCAAATCTCGTTGATAACATGAGGGCAGCGCGTGGCTAAAACACCAGCTTGGCAACGGTCTGAGGGCAAGAACCCATCCGGCGGCTTGAACGCCAAAGGCAGGGCTTCAGCTAAAGCCGAGGGCATGAACCTAAAAGCGCCAGTCAAGTCTGGCGACAATCCGCGCCGCGCATCATTCTTGGCTCGTATGGGCGGGATGCCGGGGCCGGAATATAAGAATGGCGAACCAACGCGCCTGCTCTTGTCGCTTCGCGCTTGGGGCGCAAGCTCCAAGGCAGACGCCAAGAAAAAAGCGGCAGCTATAAGCAAAAGGAACGAAGCCAGTGCATAGTGTTGAAGATATCCTAAAGCGTCACGACGTGGCGCAGCGTCGCAAAGATAACTGGCGTCAGATTTACGAAGATTGCTACGAGTTCGGCTTGCCGCAACGCAATCTTTACGATGGCTACTATGAGGGCGGCGGCTCTCCGGGGCAAAATAAAATGGTGCGGGTGTTCGACAGTACCGCCATCAATGCGACGCAGCGCTTTGCGAACCGCATCCAGTCTGGCCTGTTTCCACCTTACGCGCCTTGGTGCCGCCTAGAGCCGGGGCCAGATATCCCAGAGGATCGCCGCATTGAGGCGCAGATTGCGCTGGATATGTACGCCGACACAATGTTTAGCGTATTACGCCAGTCTAACTTTGACTTGGCTATGGGCGAGTTCTTGCTTGATCTGGCCGTTGGCACCGCTTGTATGCTGGTGCAGCCCGGCGATGATTTGACGCCAATCCGCTTTACTGCCGTGCCGCAGTACCTTGTCAGCATCGAGGAAGGTGCGCACGGCAAGGTCGATAATGTTTACCGGCGTATGCGCATGAAGGGCGAGGCCATCAACCAGCATTGGGCTGACGCTGAAATCCCGCCACGCTTGCAGCGCATGATTGACGACAAGCCGACAGAAGAAATCGAGCTTGTCGAGGCGACCTTGTATGACCCAGAGGAAGGCGACTATTGCTATCACGTCATCTGGGCTGAAGGCAAAGAGGGCTTGCTGATGCGCCGCATGAAATCGTCGCCTTGGATTGTGGCGCGTTATATGAAGGTCGCCGGTGAGGTTTATGGTCGCGGGCCGCTTGTGACAGCTATTCCTGACATTAAGACGCTAAACAAAACGCTAGAGTTGCTGCTAAAAAATGCCAGCTTGTCTATTGCCGGTGTTTACACGGCTGCTGACGATGGCGTTCTAAACCCGCAGGCAATCCGCATTGCGCCGGGTGCTATTATCCCTGTTGCGCGTAACGGCGGGCCGTCAGGCGAGAGTTTGCGGATGTTGCCGCGCTCTGGTGATTTCAACGTGTCACAGATCATCATCAATGATTTGCGCATGAACGTAAAAAAGATTTTGCTCGACGACACACTGCCGCCCGACAATATGTCAGCCCGGTCAGCCACAGAGATTGCAGAACGTATGAAAGAGTTGGCGCAGAACCTTGGCTCTGCCTTTGGCCGTCTGATCACTGAGACTATGGTGCCGCTGATTAGCCGCATCCTATATGTGATGGATGAGCGCGGCATGATTGAGATGCCGCTGCGCGTCAATGGGCTAGAGGTAAAGGTAACGCCGGTCAGCCCAATTGCGCAGGCTCAAAATATGGGCGACATTGAGAAAATTATGCAGTGGGTGCAAATGTCGTCAGCCCTTGGCCCAGAGGGTCAGATGGCTGTCAAGACTGGCAGCATTGCAGACTATGTTGCTGACAAGCTCGGCATCCCAGCGAGCCTACGCACTACGCCAGAGGA